CCCGATCCCTTTACACCTTTTATGATAACATTTATTACATTGCTTTTGGCGATGATAATTTGTTCTCTGTTCGCCCCGGTTTTGAATCTCATTTCAATGAACGACTTATGTCCGAAAACGTAGTCGATCTTGGTATGAAATACACAACCGAGTTGAAAGGCGAAACCCAAGTTGCACTCAGGAAACTCACTAACGTTAGTTTCTTAAAGCGTAGCTTTAGGTTTGAACCATATTATGGCAGATTTGCTGCTCCTCTCGAGCTATCTGTCATTTTAGAAATGCCTTACTGGACCAAAAAAGAAAATCCAGAAACAATTACCAAGGATAATGTTACCGCAGCTCTCCGTGAGCTCTCCTTGCATTCACAAATTGTTTTTGATGAATGGGCCCCCCAGATTCTTTCCGCCCACAAGAAAGTTTTTGATGATATGCCTCCCCAAACCCGTCGTGCAGCGCTCTTGGCGCTCGTTGATGGAGCTGAGGACTGGTATTAAGTCCATTAGTCAGGCATGACTTTAAACATGCACCCAAAAGTTAGCGTGTACTTATAAAAACGCAAAGCTCCGTATAATGTGATCTTAACACTTAATAATCCGTTTTCTTGAATCCGTGTTACTGCTATTATACCTACAGACTATCGTATTTACGATGAGATGGTCTGGGGGCAGCCCCCCCAAAATCTCAAAGAAGACCAGGGTGTGCAGCTCTAATGCTACTGCACATCACATAAATGCATTCCGAATTCCCAATCCCTCGACAATCCTCTCTTTGTATCTGAGGTCATAACTGATACAACCATTGATGTCAATTCGTCAACCACCCACTTCACCGATGATGCTACTGGACAAATTGCCCGTATGTCCTTACGTACTAACATCAACCCCGCCCTTTCCACATCCGCTCACACTCAAGCAGAAGAGAACATCCACAGTTTTCTCGCTAAGCCCTACGCTTATTACTCTGGTGTGTTTTCCTCCACCGACACAAGTTCCACCTTTCCCCGCTATAACTACCTCGTCGATTTTCTCCCTTTAGAACCTTATGCTTCCAAACTCAAAGGTTTTATGGGTATAAAAGCAGATATGACAGTACATCTTGTTGTGAACTCTAATAAGTTCCAACAAGGTCGTTATTTGTTAGGTTTTTGCCCTGTTGGTGGGACCGGAGGTGTAAAAGCTCTCACCCTTAACAACGGCTTTAGATATGCCAATTTGACCACCATAACACAACTCCCCCATGTTGAAATTGACTTATCCACCCAGACTTCTGCCGTTTTAGAAATTCCTTGGTCCAGCTTATACTCACATGTCCCTATCGTTCCCCCGAATGCTCCTGTCACCCATGTTCTAGGAAATATCTTTTTGATCCCTTATTCTCCTCTTGTTTCCGTTGCTGGATCAACCACTGCTAGTTTCGACTTGTTCTGTTCCTTTAGCAATGTTGATTTAGCTGCTCCTGTTTATCCCCAATCAGGAAAGTTTAAGGTTACATTCCCATCAAAAAAGAAACCTGCTAGTGAATTAGAGCAGGCTTCCAAAAACGTAGGACCTATTCAAATGATTGCTACTGGTGTAGGCATCCTTGCCAACCTTATAGGCAATAAGATTCCCGCTTTGTCCAGTCTTACAGCTCCCGTAGGCTGGGCAGCAAATCTTTTAGCTTATGCTGCCTCATCTTTTGGATGGTCCAATCCAGTTAATTTAGAACATGCAATGCGCGTAAATCAAACCGCGTATCCCTACTCCCATAATTGCGACAACATAGATAATTCCATTCCTTTATCGCTCTATTCATCAAATGCTGTAGAAATCCTTCCTGGATTTGCAGGCAATGATATTGATGAAATGGCTTTAGATTATCTTAAGGCTAAA